CATCCAATTCGCTGACTCTTGTTGCGAATGTTGGAGAGGTCTTGTCTTCCCACTCCAGATCAAAATGTTTGAAACACACCTTACAGAGTAAGTCTTCACCGTCTTGACGCAGTTCAACTTCATCTGCTTCACACCAGTCACATATCTCATTCATATTCCACGGTTCCTTCGTCTCCGTTGACTGTTACCTGGGAGTTGGGCCGGATACCTACCGCATCAGGTACAGCTACCACACAGGGAATCCCCAACTCCCTAGATACGATGGCAGCGTGACAGAGTATGGAGCCATTGAAGGTGACTATCCCACCACACTTGACCATCAGGGGCACATCATCGGGTGTAGTCATTTCAGTCACTATGATGGAGCCCTCAACAAACTCAGACTCTTGCTGCTGGTCAGGCCGAAAAGCTGGACCAACAACGATTCCCTTGGAAGCCTTGGTGCCTTCTATCTTTATCATTCCCACTCCTAATATTTTGAATGTACAATCAAATTGTTGTGATTGGTCTGGACTGTAGTATCCACAACACCCCATCCTTATCGAATGCCCATTCGATATCTTGTGGACTACCGAATAGTGTCTCTATGAGCCTGGCTGTAGCTTTCAACTCCGCTTCTTGAGATTCAGAGAGTGTGGCATCAGGGTTCCCACCTTGTACCAACTTCTCCCCCAGTCCATAGACAGCTTCAATAAGCATCCCCTCACCATCTACCGGATGCTTGGTGAATATGATTCCAGCTATCTCCGCATCCACCATGTCTTGAATGATTACCGCTGGAGTCTCTTTAGGTAGATCAAACCTTTCTCTGTAGGCATCGGCCCTAGCTGTGTTACCAGAGTCCACACATTTAGCGATGGCATCAGGAATGTCAAAGGGAGAGACATTCAGATAGGACTCATAGATTCCAGCAAAGCTGTGGCTACCAGAGTCTTCTCCCCTAGCTGAACTGCGGACTGCTAAGGTAGACGGTCTAGGGTTTGGACGGTTGGACAAAGGCCATCCAACCATCTGTCTAGCTAACTCAACAAAGTCAACTGATGCTGATGTGTGTACAAACCCTAAAGGTACGTTGAATCCAGCGTTCTTGAGTTTCCCTAGGTTGGCAGCTTTACCGCCAACAACACTAGGGTCTACCGATTCACCTATTCTCATAGCAACTTCTCCAAGGGCCAAGGCTTGTGCCTGACCACCTTCCATAGCTTCCCATCGTGTATGTAAGCTCCTTTAACAACTAACGAATTTGATGGAACCTTTACGTAAAAGCCTTGGCATCCAGAGGGGCCACACTCAGCCTTGGTATGAGGCGGAGTGTTCAAACGAATCTGGTGCAACTTGGCCTTATGGTCTAGCTTCTGTGTTAGGACTGTCTCAGATGTGAACGTGACTTTAGCCACTAGCTGTACCATCCTTGCAGTTCATCCTGTAAGTCTCTTAGATATTGCGATATGTCACGTCGTAGCGGTTGGGCAGGCCAAGTTAGAGTCTTACCGTCAACTTCTTCACTGAATATCTCAACTGTACTTTCGTCTGATGGTAATACACTAACGAACCTAGACATACAGCCTAAGGTGAATGCTATTTCTCCCATCCGTTCCTTCTTAGTTTGCCTCATTTCTTCGATCCCTTCGTGCCCTTTGGGTACTGTAGTAGGGCTATTAGAATATCGGGCTCTGCATATTTCTTAAGTTCCTCTGAGTTCCCCTTCCTCACGTAGTCAAGAAGTGTGGTGATGTTACTCACATCCCACACCTTGTTGAAGTATGATCCGTTGTTATGTTGGAGCCCCCAACAAGTGTCAACGAAAAACATAGGGGATATTTCCTTAGTCTCATACATCCTGAGTATCTTCGCTATCTTGGACCAAGGTGGCCCACCATAGCCGTGACCCTTGAATGCTAGGAAAGCATCCTCAAGCCATCGGATAGCTGATGTTCCATGCTTGAGTCTGAACTTTCTCCACCCTTCCCAGGCTCTATGTCTGTTGTGCCGATCTATGGTGCCTGACTTCAGAGCCTTGTGTAGTGGCATGGGTACAGGCGCATCCAATCCATAGATGCCAGTGGTTTTCAGGTGCCGTATCTCACCCCCTATCACCATATCTGTGTACAGGCTGAACTGTTCTTCTAATAAGTCCAGCTTGGCTTTGAAGTCTGGGTGTTCCTTATCCGCCAAGATAGAGGCTTCATACAGGAGATAGAAAGCTGTCAACTCTTGTTGTAGGTTCAAGTCCGCTTTCAATCCCCATTCATTCAGCACTTCTAGCTTCTGTGGTGGTGGTGGGTAGTAGCTCTGGTGGATAGGTATCAGCTTTGGCTTTGGTTCCTCTGTAACAACTTCTGTTGTGAACGTGACTTTAACCATATCTATCCCTCATAGAAGATGATTCCACATCTGTTACAGGTTATATCTGGCACAGAGTAGCATCGGATTACAGTCTGCTTGGCACCTGTGGATGCCACACTACAGTCACACACCCATTTCGAGTAGAATTTACCGTCGCTGCTATTAACCTTGACTGGCTTATCTAGTATGGAAACTGCTTTGGTAGGTTCCGGTACCACCAGTGGTATTGCCTCACCCCAAGGCGGTTGGGAAGGGGAAGTATCGGGGAAAGGATCAGTCTGAGCCTCAGTCCAATTATCCAAGGCTTCTTCAAAGGGAACCGTAGGTTCTAGGCTTATCTTTATTTCTTCCGCTAACTCTCCTTCCCCCATAGATAGGAGCGTGTCTACAAAGCTAGGAAGTAGCTCTTTAGTCTCGCCTGTTGCATCGGCTTTGATACCGAATCCTTCCAGCTTGTCTCTAAATTTCTTCTTGTGGTACCAACTAGCCTTGGAGCCAAACAACTCTTGCTCTGTGTGAACGGCATTGTGGATAACAGCTACTATCATCCACTTCTTACCCAAGTCTTGAGGTATGTCCACGTGAGACGTTAGAGACATACTGTCTCCCTCAAAGTAGTAGCTGCCCTCAGGCTTGACGTTGTTATCGAATCCAAACACTATCTGTGGTAGTTTGGACTTGAAGAAACAGGCGTTCACCTTGTCAAACAAGGCGTAGGCTTCCACGGCTTCGCCTTGGTGACGCCAATCCTTAGTGGATTCGGCTTGTTCCCTTATCTGTTCGTTTATTGACCTAGGCATGGTTCACACCCCATATTTTGTCTAAGTCACAACCCTTGTGAAATTCTGGATCAGTGAACACACTCGATTCAAACTGAACACCACATATGTCACACTCTGGCAGTCCAAGTCCAGCTTCTTGGAGCCCTTCCAGCGTGTACCGTTCAATCTTGACGGTGTAGTATTGTGTTCCGCCTTTGGTATAACTCATGTCTCACTCAATCTCCTTTCCAAACTTTACTTACACCACACTCCATAGCACGTTGCGCTCCATGTCCATGACTGTCACGTTGCCGTGGTCTGATACCTGGACGATTACGCCATCGTCTTCTAGTCTTTCTTCATCCGATTCTCCGCGTGCCATTCCCATTCTCTGCATAGCCTCACCCAGACTGTCCATGTCCGGCCAGAATCCAAAGTCCGAGCCATCGCCCTCAAGTGTTCCAAAGTATATGAAGGGTGGGCAGTATTCTTGTAGTGCATCTGTTAGCCAGTCTAGATACTCAGCAACGTATGGATTGCTAACTGCTGTGGTATTGTCTAGCGCATTTAACATGGCAGGAGCCTGTCGGACTAATTCGCTACCGTGGTAAAGCTCTAGAGAATCTGGCCCTACTTCAGCGTAGAACCTAGTGGATTCCAGACTACTAAGTTTCTGTGCGAATGCTGACAGCAAATCCTGTTGCCTGAGTGTGCCTGTACTGATCGAGCCTAATTGAAATTCTGCCATGCTACTCAATCTCCTCTATTTGGTGCCTACAAAATACCGCTGAAGTCTTGAATAGTTTTACTGACTTCACTTCTCCTGATTCAGATTCGGATTCCTTAGTGACTATCGTGGGTATCTTGATAGCTTTCATACCCCGCTGGACTTGGTATCCCATAGCCTTCCAGCGTCTGTAGGTGAACACATCCTCATAGGCTTTACAGCCACAAGGTAAGGCTTTCTCTACTGTTACAGCGTTGTTGACGCTGTAGTGGCTGAATGTCTTGGCTTCACTTGGAGTCATTTCTTACTCTCCTTCTTCTTCAATCATTTCGATTTCTAGAGTCTCAGAGCCTACAACATCATCACCATCAGGATCCGGTGATTCATCACCCCACACAATAGCGTCCGCTGAATCTTCATCTTCAGCTTCAACTATGTAGTATTCAATACTACGTACAGATACCGTCACTTTGAACTTAGGCATATTCTTCTCCTTCATCTAAGGTTGGTAGTTCTGGCAGTATGTCTATCTCATAGATAATGTCTAATAGTTCTTCTAACATGGTTCCATCTCCTAGGCTCACTAGATTTGGATTAAGAGCCCGCCTTAGAGACTGAAAGTGTCAGTCTCTAAAGTGGGCTTTTAACTACCCTATGTACTTAAACTCAACTCGTTCACCTGCCAGATACCTAATGCAGGCTTCTTCCATAGTCATGGGCTGACAGTCAAAGCAGGCGCATTTACCACGCCTACCTTCTCGTTTTTCACATTCCCATGGTTCTTCTCGAAATGATTTAGTGGCAAGGTCTTTAATTAGCTTTGTTTTCTCATAGTTCTGAAGTTTAGCCCTGTGAATTTCACCTTGTATTGCATATAACTTTGTGACTGCTGACATGCTATCTCCTATGGCCTTGTAGATTTTTATTAAAGGCCCGTCTGAGAGGCTGAGATTCTCAGCCTCTGAATCAGGCTTTTAAGCTAGACTGTTATTGCTTTGGTAGATATTCGTCAATCATGGTTCGTGCGCTTTCAATGTCTAGTGCTTTTGCTACCACAAATCCATCTGGTGTAGTAATGATTGTCTCGTCTTGGAATACGCCTTGATTCGTTTTGATTATGTAGCCTTGATATTTCATGTTAGTTTCTCCCTAATGGACAATCTTCTCTGGTATGCCACTGGTGAGCGTTGTCTTGGGTTACGTAGGCATAATCATGTAAGCCGTGTTTGACTGGTACTTTGAAATCGTCTGGTCTGGTTTTCCAAGTCCGCGTTTTGCCATTACGCCTTGCACTTGTGATAGCTTCTCTGATCCCTCCTCTAGGTCCAACCTTACGAGTACACTCGTGGTAGCCTACGTAGTGAAAATCAATAGCGTCTATAGCTTGTCGTTTGGTAATCATAGCCAGACTCCATCTTCTATCAATTTTGCCGTAGCCGCTTTTCTGAATCTGTCAGCGTCAAATCTAGGATTATCCATTTGAAATTCCACAGTAAACGCTTGTATCAGCGTGAATACATCCACTTTTGATGGTTTACCGTGAGTGGGTTTATTGAATGTTTCCGCCAATATGTCTGCTACCAATTCATATGTTTTTCTTGACCACGTAGAACTAGGCATATCCAATCTCCTGCATATCTAATATATTTGCTGATTCAAAATCTAGATTGTACCGCTCATCATCCACGCAACCTTGACAGATACCATGCCTATAATAGCCAGGCACTAATTCAATCCTAATTTCGTTATCGTTTTTATCGTATTCTGTCCAGTCACAAGCAAATTTAGCTGGACTAGAATATGCGACATAGATTCCTTTACAGTATCCAAACATCACAATCTCCTAATTAAGCCTATAATCTAGGCTCAGATTTTGATTGTACAATCAAAATAGCGCTATATTGGGCGCTTCCCATTTGGTGACTAGCTACTAGCTAATTCTTAATGGTTATAGCTTTTTTACTCCTATAATCAGGCTTAGATAGGTTCAGGCATAGATTCCGCCATCTATAGCTTCCGAATGGTGCCGAATCACGCCCAGCATTGATATACTTGGAATGCGTGCCCAGCTTTCTTTCGTAGGCTATAGCTTTACGAGTCTCAAGAATCTCTATAGATTCTCTATATGCCTGATAACGTTTCCCACTTGGAGAGCGTGCCATTACCTTAAGCCTCGTTAAATTGAATGTAGCCTAAGTATACTCTTTTATACGCCAATGTCAAACCCATTTCAGGCACAGACTTTAATCAAAATATAAGAAAGTGCCCAATTTTCTGGATATTTGTTAAAATTTAGTGGGAAGGTGGATTATTAGCTATGGGATTAGAAGTGCAGAGGATCAGTAAAACACAGGAGACTTTCTGTAAAGCATTCGCTAAAACCGGAACCATTAAAAAAGCCTGTCAGATAGCGGGATTACATAGGGAGACAGTTAGGCTATGGGAAAAGAACGATATTCAAGGCTTTAGAGAAAAGTACAGAGAAGCACAAAACGAGCATGCAGACTGGTTATTAGAGTTAACGTGGGATAGGTTGGAGAATCCTAAAGGTAATCTAGGCACAGATACTCTATTGATAGCAGCTAACAATACCTATAACCAATGGCGGGATACTACCATGCTAGGCGTAGATGATTCGGTACTCTCAGCTATCATTGGTATAACTAACCAACAGGATAAATTGAGACTAGAGAAAGAATCGGAAGCTATAGAGATTGAGACTATAGAGGAAACTACGCCAGAATTGATGCCTTGGGATGATACCCCCAGCAAGGCTTAGCCTGTTCCTGTAGTATATATAATCTAACCCCAACAGCATTTTTTCTGGAAAAGGCTATTATGTCCCGAAGGCCATACTCTCATTCCCCTCTAGAGAGCCCACTAATATATGAAGACGCCTAGGGGCACCGTTGTGTCTATAGCTGCCGTCATGGTGTTGATCCATATGGTGGAGGATACGATACTGCTGTCTATAGGGAGGTTCCTGCCTTTGCCTGTGTGGTCTATATATGTGATAGGGTTGTCGTTATCGACAGTGATGATGACAGGATTCGCTCATAGGATCATAATGAGGAAGGAGCGGGATGACCCATGTATGTAAACGCACTGGTCGTCCCGTTCCTGGTGAGAAAGAATGGTGATAGCTGACAAGGTACTGTCTGAGGCTGCTGTAGCTAGGTTGATCGAGGAAGGCTACGGTGTGCTGGCGACCATGTTGCAGATGCTGAAGGTGGTTCCCACCAAGGAGCAGTGGAAGATACTGAGGTCGCTGCGGCGGATAATGCTGATCTGTGGCGGGGTCCGGGGCGGTAAGTCTTTCGTGCTGTCGATGATACTGATGAGCCGGATGGACTGGCGGAAGGAGCAGTTGTTCTGGTTGGTGGGGCAGAACTATCCGTTGACCAAGCCTGAATTTAACTATCTGGTGGATATGACCAGCAGGGTGGGACTGCTGAAGAAAGCGTCTAAGAGGGTCGATCCTGGGTATATCGAGTTGAAGAATGGGACGCTGATCGAGACTAAATCGGCGGATGATCCCAAATCTCTGGTGGGTCATGCTGTGGACGGTGTACTGGGTTGTGAAGCGTCCCAGATAGATTTGGATTCATACTACCGGATGATCGAGCGGGTGGCGGAGAAGAGAGGCTGGGTGGCTCTGGGCGGTACTATGGAAAGGTCTTTGGGCTGGTACCCCAAGTTCTTCCAGGCTTGGAGGAACGGTACCGGGGATTCCCAGTCATTCTCTCTGCCCAGTTGGACCAACCTGCATATATTCCCTGAAGGGAGGGAGGACCCGGAGATACTGCGGATGGAGCGGGAGATGCCTCCCGATCTGTTCTCGGAGCATGTGGCAGGTGAACCTGTAGCGCCTTCTGGGTTGGTATTCCCTGAGTTCAGGCCAGATATACACATAAAGCCGGTCCAGTACAATCCTGATCTTCCGGTCTATATGTGGGTTGACCCCGGTTACAGCGATGCCTGTGCCTATGAGTTCTTCCAGTACGTGAACGGTCAGATGAGGGGCTTCCATGAGATATATGAGAGGGGAAAGATAGCCCTAGATGTGATAGATATATGCCGGAGACTCCCTTTTTGGAAGCGGACCACCGATACCAGTGGTCCGGGGCTCATAGCGACTGAGGATATATACGGGGACCAGCACCACCATATGTCGTCGGTGGCCGAGGTGTGGCTGAAAGAGACGGGTATAGTGCTTAGAAGTTCCAAGGTGAGGGGTATCAATGATGTCAATGACCGGATAAAGTACACATTGAAGTTCGATCCGCTGACCGAGGAGCCTGGAGTGGTGTTCGATCCGTCCATGAAGGGTATATTGAGTAATTTCGGGGCCTACCCGGACCCGTTTGATGGACAGACCCGTGTATACCGGTGGAAACAGGACCGGGACGGGCAGGTATATGGTAATGTACCGGAAGATAAACACAACCACGGTATAAAAGCCTTGGGGTACGGGCTGGTGGACCGTTTCGGCTACGTGAGGTCGATGGGTAATTCCAGTATAAAGATAGTCCAGCACTGATAGGATAGGCATGGCTATATCAGACGACATAATCGACAAGGTAGAACGTAAGATACTGGACACGAGCAGGCTCAGAGAACGTATGGACGATGATTACAATCTCTGGAACCTAAGGACCTACGAAGGTATGGAGGCCGGGTACGAAGTATTCACCTCAAATGAGCCCAAGACCTTCGCTAGGAAGGCTATAGCGATTCTAGGTGGCGCTTCTATGACCATCCGGTGCCCTCAGAACAACGATCCTAGGGAAGGCCGGGAGCAAGACAACGCCAAAGAGCAGTTCGCCATCGGGAACCTGAAGTCCAATGATGAAAGGCTGGTCCGCATGGGGATGGTACCTCTTAGGCGGGCCATGTCCTTCCACCTGCTCATCCGTGGTTACACGGCGGGCAGGTGTGTACTATCCAAAAGGGAAGGACGGGTCTGGGCGGACGCTACACCTTGGGACCCTAGAGAGGTGACGTGGGAGTATGGTTCTGAGGGGCTGGCGTGGATGTGTCGGCGCTACGCTGTTATCAGGATGGCGGTGGAAGATGAGTGGAAGCTGCCCAGGTCTGATAAGTCGATGGAGGACCAGGTGCTCATGGTCTATGACTACTACGACGAAGAGAAGAACATAGTAGTCATACCCGATGCCAAAGATACCCCGGTCAAGAACGAGAGACACGGCATGACCGACGGGTACGGTATCCCAAGGGTACCTGGGTGGGTCATAGCCAACCCGTTACAGCCTCCGGTCCAGTCCGTTGACATGACCACTGGGGGAAGTTTCGAGAGCAGCCAGATGGGAGACATGCTGGCCGAGTACGGTGAGTCGATCTTCTCTGAGGACCGGGAGATATGGGAAACCCATAACTTCAACATGAGTGTGATGAAGAACCTGGTCAGCCGGAGCCTGAAGCCGGTCTTTGGGATACGCTCCCGTGACGGTGTGAAGCTAGTTGAAGGGGACCCCTTCCGGTCCGGTGCTGAGATACCGCTGGCTGACGGTGAAGAACTCATAGTCTACGACTTCTTACGCTCCGCCCCTGACCTGATACCTTACATGACCGTGGTACAAGGTGAGATGCAGCGGGGAGCTTTCCCGGTCATCATGCACGGTGAGACTCCGGCAGCCATATCCGGCTTCGCCATGAGTCTCTTGAAGTCTGGACCGGCAGACAAGGTATTATCGGCTGCTGAAGCGGAAGAGCTGGCCATAAAGTCCATCACAAATATGTGGTGCGACCAGTTCGTGAGTGGGGCCTTTGGGCAGGGTGGTATGCAGCTCTCAGGACAGGGAGGGAACCGTAAGTGGTTCGTGGCCAATATAACCCCGGACATGATAAGGGAACTCCCTGAGCTTGAGATCACGCTGCGCCCACAACTGCCGGAGGACGACGCCGCCAAGATACAACTGGCGAATGCTCTCCGTACCCCAGGTCCAACCGGGGTACCCCTCATGTCGGACTACGACATCAGGGAGTCCTACCTGGACCGTCAGGACTCGGACCAGGACATGGATACCATCTTGCAGGAGATGGCCTCCATGCACCCGTTGGTACAGGCGCACAGGTTCGCTGACGCTCTAGCCAAACGGGGTGATGAAGGGGCACAATACTGGCAGGCTCAGTGGATGCAGATGGTCCAACAGATGATGCAGCAGGGTCTACAGATACCCGACATAAAGCCACCTGAGGGCGCTAGTCAGCCTGGTTTCAGCCCACAGGTACTTCCCAACGCGGCCCAAGGAATACCAGGGCCCACTCCAGGGGTGGATACTCCCTTCCAGTCCGGACCGATGGTACCTCCTGGGACTCCCAGGCCAGGAGCATTAGGTCCTAACGGCAACATAGGACAACCGTAACAACAGGGGGAAAGTCATGGCTAGAATGACGAGTGGATCAGGGGCGCTATTCCAAGAAGGCCCGGTGGGTGGTACAGGCAGGATCATTGAGCTAGAGCATAAGAGCCAGGTTGACTCTATGCGTAAGCAAATTGCGGACTGGAAAAAGGGCATACCAGATTCTGAAGGTAGAGCAGTTCTCTGGCAAGAGATTCCTCAAGACCAAGAAAGTTTCTACATGAATCCTGGTGGGTTTTCCATACGGCTAGCGGACGGGACATACCTGGGCGCTGAGGGGAGCAGTGTCAACATGGCAGCCATTGACCAGTCCGATCCGAATTGGGTCGATCCTATTTACCGAACAGGTGGACGCGCTGAGGGTATGAATATTTATGCAAATACCCCGGAAGGAAGACGGGTACAGAGACAGAGTGATATTCCTAACCAAGAGGAGCTGACGAGGCTGGGTATGGCGCAGGGCTGGAACCGACCTATGTCGTCTGCTGAATGGTTAGGTTTTCAAGGAAGAGAAGGGTTCATAAATCCAAGCACTGGAAGGCAAGGTGCTGGAGGTATGATTGGGCAGCAACAGGTAGTTTCTACTACAGGTGACGGAAATCTCGGTTCGACATTTGACTCTGGCCCCTCCCGGATGGCCTATGATGATCTAGGTCAGGAAAGGGGCCATATGACTGCTAGTATGGCAGCCAGCAAAGGCTGGTCCTGGGAACCAGGCCCAAAGAATGTAATTACCTCAGCAGATCAGCCACTTAAAGAAACCGGAGAAGCTATTTGGGACGCTGAAACGAATCAAATGGTAGACTCTGGCACATTTCAGCCTATTACTTACACTCAAACACTAGAGACACCTACTGACACGGGTACCAAAACCGACCCGTCAGGTGTCTCCACCCAAGACATCACAGGTAAAACAACGGTATATTTTAATGACGGGACTAATGAACTCGTAGATGATAGTGAGTTGACTGCCTTTGTTGCTGCAAATGCGGAAAGAGGGGCTACTACAGATCGTGATCTGTATGAGCCTGCGAACATAATGGGGGCTAAAGGTCAATATCAGAATATAAAGCCGGAAGTGATGCTAGCGGAAATAATAAAGATTCTGATATCAGGGAGTCAGTCTGGAGTAACCCCAAGTGACACAGAAGTAATACAGATGATAATGGATCGTCTGGGTATATCTCAATCAGATGCTCTAGACCACTTCACCAACATAGTGAAGCCAGAGTGGACAAGTGGGATTGCCGCCACTCCAGTACCAACCAGTACAACATTACCAGTACCAGTTCCACAATTTGCACCTCCTGTAGCAACACAGAATCTAGACAGAGAAGAACTTTTTGCTGCACAAGGGGCAGAAGACCTACAACGTCGTCTCCTGGCCGGTACATTTGGTACGGGTTTGTCCCCAACAGGGGGTAGAGCGGCTAGGAATATATACAGCCGGTTCGCCTCACAACTACCTATCATGCAGTTCGGTGAGGGAGCGCAGCTTCCAGGCCCGGCTTTCGCTAGTTTCTTGGCCAATCAGCCAGACCCTGCGGCTCTTACAGCCGGTCTGGAAGCGATACAGGCTGGGGGAGCTGGAAACATATTCTTTGAAGAGGCGTTCCCCGATGTGGAATCTGTGGTCGGTGCAGGGATGCAGCCATTCCTGATGGGGTTAAATCCTAGGCTGCGTCCTAGGATCGGGAACATATTGAGGGAGCGGGCCCTTACCGCAGCCGCTCAAGCACCAGAAACCGTTGTGACACCAGAGGATAGAATGGCTATGCTTGGTAATATCATGCAGTTCCGACCACCGACTAGCGGTTTCCAAGGAAGTAGACCTTTTAGTATGCCAGAGTAACTCTCTGGTATTTGGAATCGTAGTACAGACTAAGGAACGGGACGATGGACCTAATAGATAGATAGAGGTAAATCATGGCTGATCCATTCTTTGAGATGTTTCAGGGTAGTCCCACAGGGTTTCAGTTCTCAGCAGACCCTTCTCTAGTTACTAACCCTGCATTCCGATCTACGGCTGGTAGCGAGTCAGCGACTGTCCCTTATGGGGCTAACCCTTTCGCTGATTTCGTAGAGACAGAGCCTGATATACCCTATCAGGGAGCACTGGCACGGGCAAATCTCACCCCCAATCAGCTCCGTACCTTCAGGGGACAGAGGCAGAATATCTTCAATCAGTTCCTGTCCCAGTTAGATGAGCAGATGAGGGCCGGACAGATGCCTAGCGCCAGATTCTCTGACTTCATAGGAGGGTTCGACTTCCCTCGTGAGTACCAAAGGTTC